TAGTCTTTAATGCGTTCGAAGGTCAAGCCAGCTCCACGGCGGTCCCACTGTAGAGCGTGAATCCGGTAGCGATCTTCCAGTAGTAATTGACCGGGACGACGAAGCTCAACGTGCAATAGAAAGGTCCCGTGCTGCATTGAAACTGCGAAACGATCGTCGAGAGGGCGCCCGAATCGCAATACGCGATGGCATCGATCCCGGCGTTCACGTAGCCGCTGACGTTTACCCAGACCGGCTTCGACGTGAGGTTCTGGTAGGGCGTGTTGACCGCGATGGCGGGCGTCGTTTGCGCGGTCGGCCCGGGCGCCACGTTCGCGCCGGCCGTCACGCGCCCCTGTGCGTCCGTGGTCACCTGGTTGTAAGTGCCCGGCGTGCCGGCGTTGGGCAGCGAGTAAGCGCAGTTCACCCAGCCGGTATTCCCGCTCCCAGTCTGTTTTTGGAACAGGTTCCCGGTGATGTCCAGGTAGATCGAGCCTTTGTTGGCGGCCACTACGCCGTTCGGCGAACCGGACCCCGCGAAGATCCGCGCGCCGCTCTGCTCGATTTCGAGGGGATACCCGGCCCCTGTGTACACCGCATCGTTGTAGTTGGCGAAAAAGGCCCAAGCTCCGGGGCCGGCTCCGTTGGAGTTCGTGGCGTTACCGAACTGGGCGCCGAACGTTTGCGCCGCCAGGATCAAAAACAGCGCCTTCGTGCTGACGCTTCCGTCCGACGTCATGGCCCAGTTCGGAAAGCCCGTGAAGGCCGAGTTCACCGACAGAATGCCGCCCTGATCGGGGGCGCCGAAATTGATGTTATTCAGCGCAATTTGATTCGGATTGGAAGGCGTAACGCCCTTGGCCCCGGTGGACAGAAATACGTTCGTGCCCGGAAACCAGACGTTGCCCAGCGTGTCGACGGTCGGGCTCGATTGGCTCCGAGCCTGCAGTTGGTTGACGCTCACGCTGTTCCCCGTGTCGAGATCGATCGAGGCGGCGTCCGACTGCAGCGCCGTGTAGTACTGAGTCGCGACGTTGCGGAAGCGGTTGAGTAAGTACCGCGAGTTCGTGCCGGCGTTGCCGATCCCCAGATTCAGAGACTCCAGCATGTTGGCTTCGAACGTCGTATAGTCGATCGTCGTTCCGGCAGGCTGTGCGATCCCGATTCCGATGCAACTCCCCGTCCCGGGCCCGACGACGGTGTTGTGCGCCACCCGCACGCGGTACATGTTGCAACCGGTGGCGTTCGCCTGCAGCCAGATCCCTAAATTCTGCTGGCCGTTGGGGCTCGCCAGGCCGGTGATGAGGTTGTGCGACACATCCACGTCCGACATCGTGTACGGGCCGTGGCCGTCCTGATTTTGCACCAGGAGCTGGATGACTCCCGATTGGCCGGCGCTGGCCGCGATAAACGGATTGCTGATCGTGTTTCCCACGCACGAAAGAGACTGGATGCTGTAGCTCGACGCGTTAATACTGATCGAAGAGCCGCAGTCGTCGATCGTATTGCCGGAGACGATGAGCTGGGAGCCGATACACTCGATGCCGACTCCGCGGCAGTGATGAACTACGTTTCCCTCGACGCGGCCGAACGAACCGCCAGAACCGCCGGACGAAATCGAGATGCCGAAGATCGCCGTGTTGTCGACGGCCTCAGCCTCCACCAGGTTGCCCCTCACCGAGAAATAGGCGAAGGCCGAGTCGCTCAACGAAGCGGACCATAACTCGACCCCCAAGTTGACTCCCGTAGCGGGGTTTCCGGGATAGACGAAGTTCTCGCTGACAATCACGTCTCTCAGCGTGTAAGTCGAGTCCGCGGCCAGCTTGATGCAGGATGAGTGAGACACTCTCCCGTCCACGATGCAGCGCGAGATCAGCACCTGCTGAATGCTCCCGACAGGGCCGCCTGCAAAATCGTTGCTGTTGGCCGCCAGGTAAATCGCCCCGACGTTCCCCGCGGCCCAGTTGCTGAACGAGCAGTCGCAAATCTGGATTCCGGTGAGCAGCGATCCGAAAATGCACGCCCGGACGGCGTTCCCGAACGAACAGTTTCGGATCTGCACACCCGACACGTTGTGGAGCAGCAGGATGTCCACTCCGGTAACCGCTTGCGCCGCCGAGTTCCCGTCGAACGCGATGCCCTCGATGTAGAGGTTCGAGTTCCCGGCGCCGGAGTGAGTGGCGTTTGTCACCAACGGAGTATCGGCGCTGGCGCCGCCCGATTTCTGCCGGACGGTCGCTCCGGGCCGTCCAAACACGGTCGTATTGCTGGGGAGCGTCACGCGCGTGCAGAGCAAAGTACAATCGCCGGGAATCAGCAGCGCCGCTCCAAGGCCCGCGCAGGTATTCAGAGCCGTCTGAAACGCCGCGGTATCGTCGGTGACGCCGTCGCCGGCGGCGCCGAACATGCGCACGCTGAGGTGGTCCCCCTTCAAATTGGCCGTGTACTGGGAGGCGCCGGCCACCGTGGTACCGTCAACCGCGACCGCGGTGTCGCTGCCAATGCCCACGGCGCCCCCCAGGCCGTTGAAGAAACCGGCCCATGGCGCACTGAGCGCATTGAACGGCTGTCCCTGGAAAAACGGCGAATTGAGCGGCACTGTGCTGTCGGTGCTCATCCCGTCCCTTCCGTGAACTCGATATACATCGCCGCGATCGTCACCGTTCCATCCGCCGTGGCGATGCTGTTCCTTTGCTTCCAGGTCGCCGTGTTGTCGTCGGAGTAGCTCAACGTCAAGTTGCCGGCGCCGTCGTCGTCAATCTGCAAAATGCGATCGCGCGACGATCCGCACCGCAGCCAGCGCACGCGCGGGGGCGCGCCGTTCACGTCCGATTTATCGGTATCGGCGTCGATCTCGATCAGGCCATAGAAGCGCCGGCGCTTCTCGTTCGTCATGTGCGGGGCGCGGCGTCTGCGGTGGATCGCCACGCCGTTGTCCGTCGAATAGGCCGCTGACATCTGGTAGATGTTGCCGCTGGAGTAATCGCCCACGAAGTGCGTTTCGTCCGGGCTGCCCACCCCGATGCAGGCGTGGAATGCGCCCAACTGCATGCCCCAGGCCGCTGCAAAGACTGTGATGCCCGGGCCTGTTTTCGGCAGGGTCCACACCGCGTTAAAAGTGCCGCCCGAAAGTCCGGTGACCTGGACCACCTCCAGGTGGGAGCCGTCCGCATTGGCCACCGTCAGGTACTGGCCCATCGCGATATTCGCGATCGAGGCCGGCGTAACCCAATCAGTTGTGCCGGGAACGATGTTATTTGCGATGGTGGTGCTGACGCCCTTCCAGTAGCCCCGCTGGTGCCATTCGCCCAGGCCGACATCGTAGACCCAGGTGGCCTGGCCGGTCGGGAAGTTGACCACCCAGGATTCATGCCCGTCCATGATGACCGTGTACGCGATCGCGTCAGTCACGGTCCCGTAGAGCGCCCATGCTTTCTCGATTGCCGCGGTGCTTATCCTTTGGGGGACGAAGCCGGAAGCCAGGTACGCTACGCGTTCGCCACGTCGCACGTCGCCGCCGATCCACGCGATACCGGTGCTCAGTCGGCTGACTGACCAGGTCGCTCCGATTCCGTAGTGCATGAAGTACGACGGGTTCCGCTGGAAGGGATTAAGCGTGTTCCCCGTGTCACCCCACACTTCCGCCGATTCCAGCGATCCGAGTAAGTAGAGCTGCTCGTGATCGGCGATGATGCCGGCGACGTTGTCGGGGTAGGCCTCTTTCGAGAAAAAGCTGAGCGGATCCCAGCTCGTGCCGTCGTTCACCGCCGAGTAATAGACGATTTTGCTGTCAGGCTGCGGGGCGAAAAAGGTGCCATCCAGGAACGCGCCCTGCAGGGCAGTCACATATTCGGGGTTCCCGCCGCTGTACAGCCATTCAATACCTGTGCCCCAGTACGATCCGTCCGTGCCCCAGGATCCGCCGGTAGAAAACGCCTGGCCGTTCACTACCGAGGTGATGGTCAAAGTCTGGACCGTGAAACCGGTGCCGCCGGTGATCTGGATATTGCTGCCCACGTCGGTTGAGTCGAAGATTCCGCCGGCATCTCCCGTCAATCCATGGGTTGTGGCGTCGATCGTCAGGTCGTACAGTTGCGTAGAAAACTGGCACTGCACCACGCCGCTGCCGGAATCGCAGTAGGCGTATCCTGCGCTGACAACGAACAGTTGATTGCCGTTGGGGATCATCGACACGGGCAGGCCAGCGGTGCCGACGCTGCCGTGATCGGTGAAGCTCGTCGGCCCGGTAACTTCATACAAGTGATCGTGCCCCACCGCGAATAAACGCTCCTGCCCGGGCCACACGCCGCGGCAGGGCGTCTTGGGCAGCGTGCCGTACAGATTCAGGCCCGGGGTGGGAGTGAGCACCATGCGCGCCTTCTCGCCGCCCGAGGGGTTCTGCGCCTTGGGCATGGCTCCCTCGACCAGCTCCGGGGAGTAGTTCATGCAGAGCTGAGAGGCCGCGTTGAGCGAGGGGAAGCTGTAAAAGCCTCCCGATGTGAAGCCGTCGAAACGCACTTAGTAACTCCGGGACCGGTAGTTGAACAGCTCTCCTCTGTGGCCTCCTGGCATGCCCGCGTCCCGCGTTTGCAACTTGAAGCTGCGCGAATTCATTCCCGCGATCGCCGCGCGGCCGTTGCGCGCCATCCGGGTGACAATTTCGGGGACTTCGCACTTCCACTGCGGCCCCAGCAGCTCGGCTGCGGTATAGAGAAACGCGAAATAGTAACCGGGCGGGACGATGATGGTCTGGCTCAAGGCGCTGACTGAGACCGCGACGCCGGGCCCGGTCTTCGTCGTCGCGAAAGTCGCGGTGAAACTCGTTGCGGTTGTCGCAGTCACCAGCACCGTCTCGGAATGCGAGCCGTCCGAGTTGGCCACCGTCAAGCTCACACCAGGGACGATGCCGGCCATGGATGCCGGCGTTACGGTGTGCGAGCCGGTCGCCACGTTGGCCGCGATTGTCGTGTTCACTCCGACGAAAGCGCCAATCTGCTGCCAGGTGAAGAGCTGCAAGATGTAGGGCGCCGTGGGCTGCCCCCAGAAATAGAGATTGCAGTTCGGGTTGGCATAGTCCGGGTACATCTTCGTCGGCAAGGTGACCGGCATTTGCTCGAGCGTGATTTGCGCCCATTGATCGACGTCCAGGACCTCCAGCGGGAAAAACACGCCCGGGCTGGCATCGGTGAGCAGGATGTTGGCGCGCTCGATGCGCGTCGGCCGCGGCCCCGTGAAGTCCGCGCCTGAAGGGCCGAGGGTGTATACGGCGGGATTGTTGCCGTCCGGTGGGTTCTTGTCGGTGAAGGTGTACTCGTCTTGCCGCGTCGTATAGACGAAAGCCTTCCGCGCGGTGAAGTAGTCCACCAGGTTGTTGACGACGATCAGGCCGTCCGATAGTTCCGTGGGACGGAGGCCTCCGCCCGAGGGAAATTTGCCGAGGGCTTTTGCCGCGGCGTTGAGCAGGTCCGTTACCGTGCTCACTGCTTGGCTCCCTGCGGTTGCTGTTGCGGGGGCTGAGGGACGGGCGTCCCCAGGATCTCGGCGCTCAAGCTGGCGATGGTCATTTCCGCCTCTTGGGCGAGCTGGGGCAGGCCGTCCGGGATCGGACGCTGGAACGGAATGCAAAGCTCGAGGGCGAACGCCAGCACAAGCGGGCGCTCGTAGCCCGGCGGCAGGCTCACGGTGTCGCTTAAGCCGGTCGTTTGGCCGATAGCCTCGTAGGTGTACAGCACGCAACTGCCGGCGCCTGGCATCGGCGAAACGTAAATAATCCCGGTCGGGAATCCCGCGTCCCAGTAGAGCGCCTCGGCGTAGATCCCGGTGCGCGTCTTGTCCGGCACCGCGGCCCATTCCTCGGCGGTGCAGACGTGACATTCCTTCTCGACGCCGTTGGCCGCAAGCACGGAAGCCGCTTTGATCTTCATGGGGCGCGTCGTCGCGGCCCAGGTCGTGGTAGGACCGTACGTATACGATGCGGCGCCGCTCAAGGTGTAGGGCGCCCTCAGAATCCCCAGGGGGGAAAGCTTGCGCGCGCTCCAACTGTCCAGCAGACGGCCCACGATTCGCTGGCCGAACGCCAGGTCATCCGAAGAGACAGGTTCCTGAGCCCCATACGCGCCGATGTAATAGAGCGCATCGGAAATGATGTCCGAGATGAGAGACACTTACTTCCTCTTTCTCGGCGATTCCAGCGCGTCCACGCGGGCCGTCAGTTCCTCCAGCCTGGCTGTGAGAATGGCAACCGGATCCGGTTCGGGTTCCGGCTCTCTCGGTTCCGCCGGCGCGATCGGCGGGTCCTGCCAGCCGGCCTTCATGTACGCTTCGTGCTGCTCTTGGTCTTCGACTCGCTTGTTGCCCAGCGTGGCGTGGTAGATGATGCGCGGAAATTGCATAAAGTCCTTTCGTGCGGGTAAAACGGGGCGCGCTCCCGGAGCCGCGCCCCCATGCAAGGAGACAGGTCGCTACTGTTTTTCGACCGACATCGTCAGGTTGGCCGCGGTATCGGTGGTCCCGGTCAAGTAACTGAACGTGATCAGATCGCCCGCCGCCACTGCAACCGAGTGGGTCAGATCGCTGCACACGGCGACGCCCGACAGATTGCAGGTAATCGCCGTGGCCGTGCCGTTCTTTACGACCGTGGCGATCTGGTCGCTCGATGTGGATGTGGCGTTGGCCGAGGAGTGCACCCGGAAGTTAAAAAGCACGCCGGGGGTGCTGACCACCACCGGGACCTGGCCCGAGGTTGTCGCGCACACGACGCCGTCGTTAACGTAGTCGGTTGTGGACGAAGAAGTGACGGCTCCCGTGCAGAACTGATTGATCAGTTGAGCCGGCGCGCCGCCCATGGTGCCCAGGCCGGTCTGGATCCACTGTCCGGAGCTGAGGCAGTTGAAGATCTTGCCGTCCGAGATGTTGATGAACGGCAAAAAGGCCTCGTTGGCCGCGGTGCAGGCGCCGTTTTTATCGCCCGCCCAATTGGCGCCGCCGGCAGCCGCGCCGCCGAACGAATTGGGAGAGCCTACATAGACCGTGGCTCCGTTGGCGTGTTTGGTTGCTTTAGTGCCCCAGGCACCGCGAACCACACGCACCAGGCCGTTGCTGGACGGCGGAAGGACCGCGACAACGTCCATGGCTTCGAAATCGACATACAGCAGGGTGAGGTACTGGCCGACGGAGTTCTGCACGAAGCCCGAGGTAGTGGCCACCTGGATAACGTCGGTGGAGCTGCCGGGGGTGGTGCTGGAATCGGTGCCCGTGAGGGCTGCCTGCAGCGTGGTGGTGGTGGGATTGGCCGGGCCTTGCGCATACAGGCAGGTCAGCGAAAGCACCAGGGCCAAAGCGATGAGAGTGAAGTTTTTCATGGTTGTTTTCTCCTGATTGAAATAGGCGGCTTTTCGAGGGCCGCCCGTCTCAGTTGGCAGTTACTGAAGGCTCAACACCCTCACTGCGCAGTTGTCGGGATACAGGTTGCCCAGCCCGATCAGCACGTCGAAGCGGTTGACCATTTTGCGAGTCAACGGGTCCATCATGCGGAAGAAGGCCACCGAGATGCCGGTTTTGGGGTCGCGAGCCTGGCTCGACATTTCGCACGCCTTGGGGATTTCGAGCTTCACGCCCACCAGGGCGAAGGCGTCGCGATGGATGGCCAGGCCGTTCATGCCCGACTTGCCGTTCGGCGATGTGGTGCCCGGATACAGAGTCAGCAGGGCGTTGGCCACGGGGAGCGCGTCTACGTTCTGGTACTGGCTGCCCGGGCCTTGAATGCCCTGCGTGCCGCACTGGAAGTAGATCGTCGCCGTGCTGCCGGTTGCGGTGACGCTCTGAGTCAGCACGAATTGCTTCAGCGTGCCGGTGGAGCGGCGCGTTTTCGGGTTGGCGTTGTTGACCAGGCCCGTGGTACCCGAACCGATGCTGAACACGTCGTTCTGCAGGAACGTGTCGCCGCTGGTGCAGTTGACCACCATGCTGGTACCGCCGGTTGTCGGCGGCGTGTTCACGGTGACCGATGCCGGCGTCTGCCAGTTGCTGGCGGTCTGGGAGTAGAGCGACATGCTCTCTTCCCACTCGAAGCCCTGCGCGTCGCCATAATACCCTTCCCGGAATGCCTTCGCTACTGCGTCCTGCGGGTTGAAGGTGGTCAGGTTGTTGGTGACGATCGTGCGCATCATTTGCGGAGTCACGATCATGCCCTTATCGCCCGGAGGGCAGGCATTCTCGATCAGCCGCGCGCGCGCCTGGCCGTAGACGTCGAAGCTGGTCGGGGTGGTTCCCAGGGCGCCGACAATGTTATTCGTGTTCTGGAGGGCCCAGAGGGCGCAGCGGGAATCGATCTCCTGGGCAAGCTGATCCATCGCCTTATCCAGGTAGTTGGTCTTGAACGCTTCGCGCCCGCGCTCCAACTTGAGAGCTTGTTCGATCGAGTCATACTCGAAGTGGATTCCGAAAATCTGATCCACGGTCACTGTCGTGAACAAGCGATTGATGCCCTGGGGCTGATACCCGAGGCCGTTGGTCACGTTGAATTGCTGGGGAAGGGGCACCCGCACGGTCTCGCCGGGGGCGAAATCCTTGGTGTACTCCTTGTTGTAGTCCGTGTTGAAATGGGAGGCAACTGCCAGCTTATTGACGAGTCCACGGAGGGCCTCGGCACATAGCCAGTCAACTACCTGAAATTGGTTAGCCACGTTGAAAGTGCCTTTTGCGAGGCGTCAACGAAGGCCCGGGCTTTTATCTGCCGCCCTTGCGCTTCGCGATCTCGCGGGCGTTCGCGAGCCGGATATACCGGTCCATGTCGCCCTCTCCCAGCGCCTGCTCGGCGTCGTCCGCGGTCGGAGCGCTCTTAGTCGCACTCAACTCGCTGGCGGGTGGCTTTGCCGCGCTGGTTCGTTTCGGTGTAGGAGTCGTGTCGGGCTTTGCTTCGGCCTCAGGCGTCGAAAGCTGGATCTCGAGGCGCGCGATTTCCCGCGCCAGGGCCGCCGGGCTAAGTGCCGCGACTCTCTTCTGCTCCTCGTTGGGGAGCTTGTAGAGGTGCATCACGATCTCAGGCCCGACTTCAGATTCGAGAATCAGGTCGCTGCAGCCCTTGGCCGTGAGAAACCGGCCGAGGATATCCTCGGCGGCCGCGTATTCCGGATCGGCCGCGCGTGCTGCCGTGGCCCGTTCCTTGTACGCCGCTTTCGATGTTTCGTCCCTGGCTTGCTGCGCGGTCTTTTCCGCCGCCAGGCGATCACGCTCGGGCTTGGCCAGCT